TGACGGAAGATTTAAAGTCGCATCGACTCCAAACACCCCATCCATCTTGGCCCAAAGAAACAAACTCCTATCATCGGAATTGACGATGGAATATATCTCATGATCAGATACTTCCAATATGGCCTTGTCACTTATGCGGGATAAACACTTTAGGAAATGAACGAAGTCTTTCGACTTAAGATTTAATAATTCGGGTACCATCCGCGTGTATCTTTTCTAACAGCTTTATCATCTTCGTGAGCTTGCCTGATATCGTTTCCAATAGAACGTTGGTCTTTTTCTGTTCCTCGATGTTGAAGTTGAACTCCAACTGCCCGCCATCAACCACCGCTTGTTGCTCTATTCGTGTCGGGTATATCTCTGGGATATACTGCGGCATAGTAGGAGTAACAGGTACAGGCGGGTAATAAGGTGGCGGGAGAGGGGGAGGAACAAATGAGGCTTGACGAACTTGGCGTTCCATTTCTTCAAGCCCCATTTGAATCTTTAAACTACCATCATTCGGCCTTCCATTGTGGACAGGATTCTCGGAAGTATAACTTTCGATCATCCTTGATTCCGCAAACATCGGCTTGCCCAACTCCACTAACAACCTCAAATCTTCAGGTGTCAGTGGTTCTTGTTGATAGTTGTCGTTCATAATTAGTCGTTATCCAATCCAGCGATAAGATCATCAACGTCCTGCTCAACATTCGAAGCCTTTTTCGGTGCTGGAGCTTTAGTGGTTTTAGGTTTTACCTCGTTGACCGCTGGTTTTTCCGGTTCTTTTTGTTCCGGCCAATCCATAGGGATCTGATCATCATCTTCCTCAACAACACTAGGAGATTGTTTAGCAAGAGGTTTTCTAGACTCAGAAATCTTTTCCTTTCCACAATAGAAGTGGGTAGCTAATAGCTCTTCCAATTCTGTTGCGGTTTTAACCGGAATGATCGCTTTTAGATCATGGACGGCTTCATATATCGCGTCGATTTCATCGTCGGATAGCTTGAGTTTTGATTTGGTAGTGAAATACGACGTGATAAACGTAGTAAATTCTCCTTGTTCCTGAGCAACGATCTTGAAGTCCGCTCCCCCTTCACCCAAATCGAAAATAAGCATTCCGAACTCTTCGGCCCGATCTCCAGACATGTGGGTATCCACGATTTTCTTGAGTTGCGGACCCATCTTCAGAACCTTGACAGTCCCGTTGTTTTCAGGACATGCTGGATCATCGACGACATATACATTGACGAACCACTGTTCCTTTTGATCGATGGGGTTTCTGAATTTGATATCATTTCCCTTATCATCTTTCCCGGGGTTGGGGTTCGCATCCTTCCATTCCTTATACAGCTTCCACCGCACTTCTGCGATAGGATCTTTTTGCTGCAAGGGTTGAAGAGATAGCGCGGATGTAAACGTACCCGTCGCATTACTCTTCCATGAGTGGACAACATGGTAATAGAAAGTGTCATCAACATTTTCTACGTTTGGAATCAAGCGTAACGTATATGTATGCCCTGCCGGGAATTTCATGATATTTACGTATGATCCGTTGCCAGTATCGCCTTTTTTGAACGCGTCTTTGAGTTTGTCGAACATCGACGCAGTGAATTTGTTTTTAGCCATTGTTTTGTGTTATTTGTTTGTTTGTGTTATTTGTTTGTTTGTCGTGTATAACCTCTATATCGTTAAATTATATCAATCATACAGAAATATTTAGCTTCGTTTCCAGTTTTTCCTTCGCTATTTGTGAAAATAATCTCATTTTAGAAGAGGTATAAAACTTGGTCTTGGTCTTTTGGAAGGTCAGGAAGAAGTTTGGTATCACGAACTCCAACAAGGACGACTCTACCACAGGATTCGCGAATGTCAAGGCGTGAAGGGTGTAAAAATTGATCTTATGCTTCTTCAGGTGGTCGAGGAAGAACGGCAGGGAGTCTTCGGTGTAGGTCTGGTATTCCTTGAACGAAATGTTCTTTTCCTTACAGAAATGGTATACAAAAGCCAAACTATTCCGCAATCTCTCCATAGACGAATCGGAATCGGGATTCTCCAGCTCCATTTTCTTCATGTATTGAGTATACGCTGAAACCGCCTTGCGTGTGACAAAGAATTCTAGAGGATAGTAACAGGAGTCTTCGTATATGGAATAAGGAGCGGTGAAAAAATTGGTTTGGTTGATCTCCGGATAACTTGTGAAGAACGACGACAGCTTTTTCAGTATGGTCTCTTTACCAGCGTCTAAATCGGCAAAGTTCTTCTTCAACTGGAAGGGTTCTCCCCTTCTAGACACCACAAGGTGGTTGTTGTAGATCTGTTTCTCCACGTCCGTTATCATTTACCCTTCGATTTTACCTTTTCCTAAACGGTTTTGATTTCCTTTTTGAGCTTCTCTCATTTTATTCCTCGTTTCGGGGCTTACTACTCGATCCTTGTTACATTGTATCAATATTTGTTTATGTTCCTCGGAGAGCTTTCTCCCTTTTCCAGAGTCACTCATTTTCTTTCTAGTCTCTTCAGAGGCTTTTCTGCCAAGATTAGCTAATCTGCTTTTTTTAATAGCTTCTTTTGATTTGGGTCTACCCTTACTAGATTTACTAATCTTTAATTTAGATTCCTCCGACATTTTCTTACCCTGTTGTCCTTTACTCATGTTTTCTCTAGCTTTTTTGGAAAACGGCGCTCTCTTCTTTCCAATCTTTGATAATCTCATTTTTTCTATAGATTCTTGTGAGTGTGGTTTGCTAGGTTTTCCTTTTTTAGCAAGACTTATCTTGTCCTTTGTTTCTTGAGATTTGGGCTTTCCTAAAGCGGATTGCCTCATTTTTTGTTTTGTTTCTATGGTGTGCTTCATCCCGGTTCTATCGGTTGAATATTTACATAAATTGTATCCTATATTAGTATTAGTGGAGTCAAATAATTTTATATAAAACGCTTCTCTTTCGAATAATAAACCTTTGTCCCGATCTTTATCAAAATCTTCAAACGTTTCTAATATATCAACTACGAACGAGTTCCACCCATGTTTTATTAAAGCGTTTTGGAAATATCCCCCACTTTTAAGCCTCTTCGCATAATTTCTATGATAGTTGATTCTATTATAAAGACTAACGGATTTTCCTATATATATTTTACCGTTATTAGAGCAAGTAAACTTATAAACTCCCGCTTTTTTTGGGTATTTTTCGTTTGGGTCCATTTGTATATTTAGTAGAACGAAGCCACTTTGTGACGTATTTACTCTTGGCAATGCTTGGATCAAAGTCCAGAAAAGCCCGCACAAGCTCGTAGTCATTCTCCAGATTGAGAATCGTCTTCATAACATTCTTTAGCTTCTCGTCTTGAAGTGTTTGGACGAATACGTTCTGAATTGAGAGCTTTTTTCCCTTCAAATTCATGACGAAGGTACAAAAACAAAGGAAAAGATGGGTACTTTCCTCTTCTATAAGATTATTGGATGGGTCGTAGCTCATAGTTTATGATGGGTCATCAGTTACGGCAAATCCTACCAGTTTGTAATCTTGTACTGCCCTATGTTCATCTATCATTCCCATTCCAAATGGACGTATTGATAGTTGATCGTTTTTAACCATCATCTCCATCTTCTCTGAACACAGACTAAAAATTTCAACATCCCCAACCAAGCAACCTTCATCTATTCTCATGTTAGAGACAACCCCAATAACGTTCTCTAAGTTTACCTGCGATCTAGAGGACATCTCCCTTTCTATATAAGCTAGTAGACCTTGGTATTCGATAAGCGCCTCCTGTACAACGTTGTGGGTATACATCCTATTATTCTTGTTAAGATGGTTTAATTGTAATAGTTTCTTAGTCATACTTCTACTAGAGTTGTCATCAGATTCATAAACTTTTCCGTCATCGGTCCTCCCGATGCCCACTCACCGCCCCCTCCACCACAAAGATTTTCCGCCAGATACTTGATGTCGGCGGTAGATCCCACTGGTTTTCTAAAGGAAACGAACTTGTTCTCCGGGTTCACGACTATGATAACATCATGCGGGTATTTGTCAATGAGTGCCTTGGCGATTTCGTTGACCGAACGAAGGGAAAACGTAGCCAGAACGGTCCAATCCTTGACTTTACCCTCAAATATCTCCAATCTAGCCACTTCCAAGTCTATTTCTTCAAAGAAGGACCGTGCCAATGAGAGTTCCGCGTCTGTGAACCCGTTAAAACCATCCCAGAAGCTACTGACGAACGTGGCGAACTTCTTATATCCTGATTTCCTATAAACCGCGTTCAAATATTTCGACTCCTCATATTTAAGTTCGTGTTTATTGTAGTCGTCCACATAGCCGAACAGTTTTTTATGCGCTACTGAGAAGTCTATCTTATCCTTAAACTTCTTATATAATAACTTACAACAGGAAGAGCATTCTTCCACCACCAACACTGAATCGAAGGCGTGCAAGGACTCTCCTCTATCGGAAATGAAGACCATACGAGGATCGTCAAGCTTGTTGATTAGACTTTGGTCCAGCACCATCCCGATTACAAACACCTTGTCGTAGTCTTCAAGGTTTTTCTTGGCCCAAGCGGTATAAGTAGTATCAAACTCCCCGAAAAACACGGATTGATACTCAAATTCTTTGAAAATATTACCCAGCAGGATAACCGACGCAGCTCCGTCGAGATCCGCGTTCGCCCAGATGAATATTTTACTAGTCACTGGAATATTTACCATCATATTCATATAAGTCAAGCGGGTGGAAACCTTTCTTTGTACCAAAATTCGATATGAACGTAGTAATTCTCGTCTTCCTTGAGTACGTATGGTTCCATGCGTCGAACTTCACACTTATCCTCAATGATCTCTTTTTGCATACCAAAACAGATAAATTCAAGTGCCTGAAGATAAGCATGATTAAATGCCTCATCAGCTTCCTCTTTAGTTTTGTAATATTTCGTATTCATATCACTCGTTTGACAATCTTTCCAGTATATTCAAGTCTTCCTCACCCATCAGTTCCTCCCCTTCGTTCGCTTGTAAAATACTCAACGTCAAATAGTCGATCATCATCGCTTGTACCATTCCTCTAGGTCCGTATCGGTTTTTC